AATGAAATGAATCCACAAATCCCAGGTAAAACTCCAGTAACTTCTGGTCCGAATAGTTTTGGATCGGCTCAACCTCCTCCTGATAATGGAACAAATAGTTCAGATACTACGACTCAACAGAATGCTATTTATTTCTATAAACCGTTTGCTATGTTACCCTTTCCTTCTGCTGATGGACCTCCTCAACCATTTTTGAATGATTTTAAACCTTTTCAGAAGTAATCCTCTTAAACATAAATACTGAAGACAGAGTAAGCTAGGCTAATGTTCGGTCTTCAGAATTTCCGAGGTAGTTGTTGGGTAAACGCAACTCTTCAAACTATTTTCCGATTTCCTGACGTACAATCTCGGTATAGTGCTGGAACATTTGATCACAGCAATAAAATTGATGAATGTTTGTATACAATTTGGAACTCAAAAGGAAGTCTTGGGTTGCGTGATTTCTTTGATGCTGTAAGAACTGAAGTTATGCCCGCAGGACAGGGTATTGGAGATAGTCATGAACTTTTAACATATCTTTGCGATAAGCTTCCATTTCTAGATAAACTTTGTCGTTTTTCTACAGCAAATACGTTGGAATGTATATTCTGTCATGACAAAACAACGAAACACGATTCTACTATCAATTTTACTTTGCTTGAAGGAAGGAATCAGCCTATTGCCACATGTATTGAGAAAACAGTACAGCCTTATACGATTTCTGATTGGACTTGTGAAAAGTGTAAACAAAAAGGTGGTATATCTCAGCAATTAATTGGTTCTTTTCCAAAATATATGATTTTTCATTTAAGTCTTGATTCTAATGTAAATTATTCAAGTATTTTGGTTTTGAATAAACGTAGATATGCGCTTATAAGTGTTGTATGTTATAATGGATCACATTGGTGGACGTATGGTCGTGATGGCCCAGGCTCGGCCTGGTTTATTTTAGATGATCAAAATGTTGTAAATCATGGACCCAATCAATTTCCAGTATCAAATACGACGAGGATGCTGATTTATTATTGCGTGAATGAGTAAATGAATCTCTTGTCAGTAGAGGTATTAATCGCAATACTTTTAATTAGTGCCGGTGTATATTCTTACACTGGTAGTGCTATAGCTGTAGTTATGGTATTTCTATTGCTTTGGATAGGTGCATACTTTCTTGGAATATGGTGGGGTGTTCCTTTATCCTTTCCTATTCAGTTTGTGTATGATACTGAAATTGGACCTGAACCTGCCACGACTCCTTCGGATAATTGGTGGTCTCCTCAATTAGTGAATGTTCCTGAAGTATTCCATATTTCTGGAAATCAGTATACATACAAGGAGGCTCCTAATGTTTGTGCTGTATATGACTCTGTATTAGCTAGTTACGACCAAGTATTAGAAGCACACGGAAAAGGTGCTGAATGGTGTGAATATGGTTGGTCGCAGGGTGGAATGGCTTTATACCCTACTCAGGAGAAGACGTGGGATATTTTACAGCAGAATGATGACAATAAGGTTCGTAAGTCTTGCGGACGGCCTGGTGTAAATGGTGGGTACTTTGACCAGAATACGAAATTCGGTGTCAATTGTTATGGAAGAAAGCCTGATTGTAATAACAAGAAATATCCTATTCCTGTAGGTGAAACAGCAAAGGATGAGGCTGAAATTAATAAGTTAAAGAAGGATATGTCTCATATCAAGGTATTGCCTTTTAATTTGAATGGATGGTCGGAGTGGGGTATGTGAGCCGATAAAAACTATACGCGAAATACAAATGATTGAGTTGGCTCTGCTTGCCGGTCTGGGAACATTGGGGTATGTTCTCGCAACTCAATCTCAAAAACGTGAGAAATTTGAATCCTCTGAAATACCTGGCGAACTAGATCGTGATGATGTACCGATTCAAGAAGAGAAAGGCCATAGCAATCAGGTTCCCTACTTTGGATCAAATGTGACTCAAAGTATGTACTCGGGTGCGAATGACAATATTATGGATAATCATACAGGAGCAGGTAAGGAATACTTCCAGAAGAAAGAAACAAAGTCATTTTATGATGCGAAGGCTGGTGTTCAGCAACCGTTTGGCAATCCCAATGAAAGTGATTTTATGCAGTCGCGTATGGTAACTTCTCAACGTACCAACAATGTGTTTCCGATTGAGCAGATTCGTGTAGGTCCAGGTGCTGATGATGGATATACGAATATTCCTAAGGGCGGTTATCAGCAAGATCAGTTACACAATTTTGCTTTGCCGAAAACTACTGATGAAATTCGTGTTGATAGCAAGCCGAAACTAACTTACCAACCTCCCATGATTCGTGGTGTAAACACGATTACTCAGCCGGGCATTCAAGCAGATGTGAACAAGAATCGCCCGGATCGGTTTGTTGTTTTAGGCATGGATCGGGCAAACACTGCTGTAGGAGTTCAAACTGCTGCACGCGTATACCCTACTCAAGTGACGAAGGAACAGGCTCGTGATACTACTGAAGTAGAATATATGGGTTCTGCAGGTGGTAGCAATGCGTTCTTTACGACGTATGTCCGCGCATTCACTGAACCTTTTCAAGAGTTTATGAAATTGACTACTGAAGGACGGCCTGGTCCTGCTGGAACTGGTGGTGGTGTTGGTGTTGTGTTCGGAGGTGAATCGTACAACACTCAGACGAAGAAAGATGAAACTCTATTATCTGACGCTACCCGTTTCAATGTACCTACCAATGTGGTTACTGCTGGACTAGAACATTTGGGTTCTTATAAGTTTAATCAGCCTTTGCAAGAGGATATTAATATCCAGCGTAATGATCCTTCAAGCATATCTGTATTAAAGAATAATCCATATTCACAACCTTTGAATGCTTATTAATAATGGAAGAGATACGTGAAAAAATACAATATAAAGATGGTCCTATTGAAATCTGTATGAACAGGCTGACTTCAATGGAACAATATGAAATGATACGTTTACTAATTGCATTTCCTGAGAAAAAGGTTTCTCTTTGTACTCATGAAAGTACGAACCGGTTTATTGATGATATTTTGAAGCAAATGAATATTTCATTTTTTCAATGTTTTACCGAAGCGACGCTTTTTCAGTAACTTTTTACGGTATGTTCCCCGACGATACGCAACTCCACCCTCTTTTCCGAATTCACGTGTCATGCCTGGGTGAGAAACAGAAGGTACATCTGGAGAATGTAGATTTCGCAGGTTATCAAGTGCCGTAGGTGCTCTAGGAGGTTCCACCATAGGCACGGCTTGAGTAGTATAATGCGGAATCGTGCTTGAGGGCTGTATAGCAGTTTCATCTTTAAGATATGGATTTTCGGAAAGTGAGATATTGGAAGGAGGTATCTCTTCCACAGGTACTTCGCGTACAGGTACTTCGGGTGGTTGGGCACTTGCAAATATAGGAGGATTTAGCTGTTTTATTTGAATAAGTATATTTGCAATATAGTTCGTATTGTCTAAGTCTTCTAGATTCTTGTCAGGGTGACAAGATGATAGGATAGCATTTATTTTTGAGCGTACGCCTTCAGTAACAGCTAGAGACTTATCGTTTGTGTCATAATCAAGTTCCTTTGCTAATCCTTCAATGTTAACTTTTAGCATTTCATTATATTTTTCACGATTCATAATCAATTTCTCATATAGCGGTCCATATGTAGATTTACATTTTCCGTTTGTAACCTTGGCTTCATTGAGAGGCTGAGGCGATAATGGAGATTCTTCAATGGGTGAGGAAGCCGTGTTTGTAGTGGGAAGACTTATAACTGGTAGTTCTGGCGATACAACTTCATTCAATTCGGGTGTACGTTCAGGAACAACTGGTAGTTCTGGCGATACAACTTCATTCAATACGGGTGTACGTTCAGGAACAACTGGTAGTTCTGGTGATACAACTTCATTCAATTCGGGTGTACGGTCGGGAACAACTGGTAGTTCTGGCGATACAACTTCATTCAACTTGGGTGTACGGTCGGGAACAACTGGTAGTTCTGGTGATACAACTTCGTTCAACTCGGGTGTACGGTCGGCAACAACTGGTACTACTGGTAGTTCCGGCGATACAACTTCATTCAACTCGGGTGTATGTACTGGTAGTTCTGGCGATACAATTTCATTCAACTCGGATGCATGTACTGGAGCAGTTGTAGGAATATCCTGATTGGGTAGACTACCATCGTCAAGATCCACATCAGATTCGGGTAAAGCATTCGGTGAAAGCGCCGAATCAGGAACAACTTCGGGGCTACGGAGTTCATTTGCACGTTTATTCGAAGCGTCTACGACTTTAGCAGTAGCAATCTTAGAAGCAGCTTGCGATTTCTCCCGATCGGCTAGGATCGGTACAGATACAACTGGCTGAGAGACAACTGGTTCGGGTACAACTGATGGCACAACTGGCTGAGAGACAACTGGCTGAGAGACAACAGGTTCGGGTACAACTGATGGCATCGATGGTTCAGCTGGAGGAGGTAAACTTTTCGGGGCAACTGTCTCGGGGGCAGTATTGGGACCTCCAAACACACTTGGTATCCAACTAGAAGACGGTGCTACATAGCCAGGTGCTACATAGCCAGGTGCTTCATATTTTGGTGCTGCATAACCAGGGGCACCATAGCCAGGGGCTTCGTACTTTGGAGCTTCATACTTAGGAGCCTCAAATGTAGGTGCAGCAAATGTAGGTGCAGCAAATGATGGCGCTGCATACGATGGTGCCTCAACAGATGGTGCTTCAGTAGACGTTACATCAGATGCTACAGAGGGTATTGGCTCAGATTCATTTGTAGGATTCTCTTCAGTAACTTTAGGTTCTTCAAATGAATTTGCGGCAAAAAATGTCCCTGCACTCGCAAATAATAACGGGAGTGCGTACTCCATCCCTTTACGCTTTTACAAGAATTATAATTTCAGTAAAACCTGTAATGCTCCACTTAGTTGAAGGAACAAAATCAAGAATAGAAAACAATCTAATTTGGGTAAAATCTGTTCGTGATTCTATTTTTGCGTGGTGGTTCAATCTAACACTATTAATTATTGTTGTTGGTTCATTTGGATTCTTTCTGTATACAAGCTATGGAACTGTTGAAGAAATACAAAAAATACCATTTGAACCAAGGCTATGGAATAATGCTGTAAGAAATGTTCCCATATCTAATTATGGACAAACTCCTCAAATTGAAACTGGAATTGGCATACAAGGATATGTCAGTAGAACAAGCGCGTCAGCATTACCATGAAATCACTATGAAATCTGAAACTGAAACTTCTGATATACCGAAAGTTGAGGTTAAAAAGGTAATTCGGCGCAAACGAATTCCTACGAAAGAGGATAAGAAATAGGTATGCCTCAAGCTTCGGCATTTACAAATACAGTTCGGGCATATGCAGAAGGACGTAACAATAAAACCCAACTTCCGGGAAATATATTGAATATTGATACACTAGCTGCACTAAGTTGTTCGCGTGTTTCGTGGATTCCGTTGGTTTATAACCAGGTTTGTAGAAATTGCAAAATTCGCCCAATTGATATTATTCCTACTTTAACAGGAACGCTTACAAATTCAGTGTATACATTAACTTTAGCATGGACTGATACAATTCATGAACTGTTAAACTTTGAATTTTTTTTAGTAGGTGATCCACAACCGATATTTATAGGAAATGGCTCAGGAAAAACTGGATCGATAACATCACCTGAAATGATATTAGATGGAACATATTATGTAAAGATAACCTCATCAAGTCAGACTATTAATAGCAATAATTTAACAGTAACTCCACCATTACCTTTACCACCCGCTGGACCTAGAGCAGTCCTTGGATTTTACAACAACTTTACACAGCTAAAAGTTACTTGGTACAATATACCATCAACACCGGTTAAGATCGATTTTTTTGATGATATGGATACAGAAATATATGGTATAACTGAGTCAACTACGGATGGAACAATAGTAACTCCGCCCCCAAGTGACCGAGATGGTGTTAAGCTTTCAGGATCATTTTGGTATGTAAGATTAAATCCTTCAAATGATGACCCGATATTCTCCAACACACTAAATGCTAACTAGCCTCCACGAGGAATTTAATGTGTAAGAGTAATGCTATCAGTCTTTTGGCTTTTTGTTGGTATGTTAACTGGTCTACTCACTTCAGCAGTATTCATTCCTCCTAATCAAAAAGACAATCAGTTGCCGACACCAGGTGATAAAAGTGAATTTCGTACGAAGACTGGATGTGTCACATTCAAATCTGAAGAGACAGAGTGTACTCCCGAAGCAACCTCGTTAAGTTTCATCGCATCTAAGTAATAATGAACGTACTTAAGTGGTTCGGATCACCTCAGATCCTTAAGGTCTTGCATAATCCTGTCAGTGCTTGTTTCTTTTCATTCTTAATTGGATTCGGATTAATGGTTTTAATGTTTCATCGTCCTATTTCTACTCAAAAGACACTATCATTACCTGTAGAAGAAGTAGAGTCCAAGGTCGTAAAACATGGAGATAAATGTTATAAGTTTCGCGCCGAAGATAGCAAATGTCAAAACATAGTTAAAGAATAAATGTCTGACGGAGCAACTGACTTAAGCGATCTGTTCGGAGGCGGACCCGTACAGAATCCTTCTCTACCTCAGGGGACCACGTATGCGCCTATAACTACTGGTGGAGCTGACCCGTTTATTGCCCTTTCCGGCGGACAAGTACAAGCTCCTAAAACGCTACAGCAACACCAAACGTTCTCATCGGTAAAAAATATCATTCGTAGTACTCTCACCTATGTAGCATTTTTTCTTGCTGCTATGATTATTTCTTTACCTGTTCCACGCAATCTCTTTCTCCAATATATTCCTAATACTTATACCTCTGGAGGTGTAGTTTCGTATATGGGTGCTGCAGTCCTCGGAGGAATTGCGTTGGCAATTACATATGTTCTTTCAACTCTCTTTGGAATCCTGATTTAATTAAGAGGCATATTTTCAGGGTTTGTTGAGTAACTTACGCTAATCAAACCATATTTCTTCATACACTTCTCAAGAAACGAATGGCATTCAGAACAAGGTTCTGAATTACGAATTTCAGAACGTTTGTTTAGTCGTATAACTTCAAGCTTACATCCGCGCAACTGTGAAAGGTCGCCTAGGCTTTTCACAACTGCCCGTTCAGCGTGCAAACTCTGATCAGACCATCCACATCCTTGCATACGTGTTCCAACACGGTTCCTAGCTGTTGCTATAGGCCTATTCCGCCTATATATTGTTGCAACGTGATATTGCATATTGTGAACGTCCATAAACTCGGTCATTTTGAATACTCACTTAAATACAGATGAAACAAATTCGTTTTCAAGGTGGGCGAGTAAGATACGCAATGAGTCACGGATGGATGCGCGATCCACCAGCATATATTCATCCACGTATCCTTTTTGGAAGTGGTATGTCATTAACTACCGATTTTGTTGAAAAACATTCTATAACTCATGTCGTAAATTGTGCATTCGATCAAGATTGTCCTAGATGGTTCTCAGCAAATTATCCTAAAAATTATAGATGTTTGAATGCCGTAGATTCATTAGATGTAAATATTCTTGATTGGTATAATTCTTTTGAAACAACAATTACAGCATTTTTGCGAGATGAAGATTGTAAAAATATTTACGTACATTGTCAATGTGGAATTAATCGCAGCGGATTTCTTTGCTTGAATTTTATGGTAAAACGACTAAATGTTGAATTGAATGATGCTATTAACTGTATTTTGAAACAACGTCCTTGCGCTTTGACAAATTCCTCATTTCGGAACCAAATCATTCGGAACAGTTTTCACGAACAAGTTTGAAAAGATACAATGGATATGTTCAGGACAAAAAAGTATAAGGATGCGAAATCCAAAATACAGGGAGGAACTTTAGATTCTATTCATACATCTATTATTTCAGGATTGCGTACATCCAATTTTGATGATATGAAGACACGATTGAATGAAATAGATAATGAAATGGAGAAACTTGAAGATACACGTGATTTGAATGAACTTTTACAAGCAACACGATTAAAAGAAGAAGGTGAATCTTTGAAAAACGCAATTGAAGATTCGAATGCTATGGAAAAGTACTATCTACGCCATGCAGATATTATGTTGAAATATTACGGAACACAAGAGAAATCACATATTTCTGCAAATCCAACCGATACAAATACTTTTCTAAAATACCTCGTAAATACTACAAATGATACTGTTGTTTCTAAGAAAGGATTGTTTGAAGAATATACTACACGTATGAAGATTCAAACGGCTGCCACTGAAACGGTTATTGCTCCAGAACACTGTATTCAATGCAATATTGCTCGTGAAGAAGTTTCTGCAGAAGGTATGCTTGTATGTCCTTCGTGTGGTTCTGAAGAATATATGATGGTTGTTTCAGATTTTCCTAGTTTTCGTGATCCACCAAAGGAACGAAACAATTATGCGTATAAAAAGATTAATCATTTGAATGAAATTTTGAATCAGTTTCAAGCAAAAGAAAGTACAATTATTCCTGAAGAAGTTATGAATGAAGTAGTGAATGAGATACGGAAACGGAGAATACAAAATGTAGCACAATTAACTGAAAAAGATATGCGAGAGATTTTAAAGAAACTGAATAGATCTAAGTATTACGAGCATGCTGCACACATTCTATCCCGACTTAACGGAAACCCTCCTCCAACAATTACTCCGGAAATTGAAGAAAAGATTCGGGCAATGTTTCAGGAAATTCAAGCACCTTTTTTGGTATACTGCCCCGATGACCGAACAAACTTTCTCTCCTACTCATACATTCTTTATAAGTTCTTTGAGTTACTTGAGTTAGATGATTATAAGGCATATTTTTCATTACTCAAATCACGCGATCGTTTGATCGAGCATGACGCGATTTGGCAAAAAATTTGTGATTATTTAAAATGGGAGTTTATTCGCAGTGTCTGATCTAACGAGTTCACTGCATCGCCTTCCACACAAGCTTGTGCGTCAGAGCATACACGACCATGAATACGACCGCGTGGGTGGCCGCGACTACGAGAGGGGAGCCACCGGGAGGTAGGCGAACTACAACGCCAGGAGTGAGTACAAA